CACGACCCGATTAAAGCAGGCATACGGGAGCGCCTTCGGCGCGAGAAGCATCAGAAGCTAATGCTTGAACTGAATCGCGAGTTAGAGAAGACGCGAGCCCGATGGAAAGGGAAAGAGACTGAAATCCGCAGTCTATTAGCTAAATAACCGCACGCCGCAATCCCAGCAATCTAGCCGGCGAAATCTTCAGGGCATCCGCAATCTTCAGCAGCGTACTCACCCGCGTATCCAGCAGGCCATCCTCGATCAGGTAGAGAGTAGACCGGCCGATCCCGGCCTGCCGGGCGAGCTCGGTTTGCGAAAGTCCAGCCGATTCCCGCCAGGTGCGGATCTGGCGATAGTCCAAGATATTGGATTCTACTGTACTTATTTGCGTCACCGTGATTTGATTTTAGTTTAAACATGGCGTCTCCCGCGGAACCTGGACTCCGGTCCAAACGTAAACCGCCGGCGCATGCGGAGCCCCTGGCCCCGCCGGCGACTATTCCATTTCCGCCTCCGTCCCGCTCCCCAGCTATCTCGCGTCCCAAGATCATCGACGAGTTCGGCGCCCTGAGCCAGGAGATCGACAAGCTCCGGTTACTCGAACGGCGCCACGAACAACTGCGACGGATGATCCTCACCTGGCACAGCGACGCCAGACCCACGGAAGCGGTCGACGAAGAAGGCAGAACCTACTCGGTACATATCAGCCCCTGCGCGGAACAGCGCATGATCGGCGACATGGAAGCGGTCGCGAACCGCTTAGGCTACAAGACATTTTTTCAAAACTGTACATTCTCACTCGAGAAGCTCGATGGTTTGATTCTCCCGAAAGACCAGGCGGCATTCGTTCGCAGGGAATCGATTGGCCCCCGCATCGTCAAGGCGATTCCGAAGTACCCAGAGCCTCCATCCTGAGGTAGAGGCTCTATTTTCTTAAGCGTTCCGGCATCGCGTAAACCGGCTTGAAACTCTCTATACCCTAACTATGCTCGTACACACCGAGAGGCAGCTCTCCCGGCAGACGCCAGTCTATGACCACGCGGATATACTCCTGTACCGCGCCGACCGGGATAAGGCTCGCGAGTTATTAGCGCGGTCCGACGTCGATGTCATCGGCACGCTGACCCGCATCAAAGCCCTGCGCTACCGCGGCCCGGACCCAGCGCACAAGATGGGCGGATCGCATCACAAGCGCGGAGTCGGCGTACCCCACCGGAACGAGAATTACTACAACGTCCGGGGTTGCTGGCACCTCGACAGAATCCCGGTGACATACCACCCGCACTTCATCGCAATTCTGACGGATAGGTTGGTACTTGTATGAGCAAAGCAATCGTCATCCGGCCGCGGAAACCAACCGTCGATTGGGACCGCATTATTCCCCTCTGGTTGCATGGACGCCCGGAAAGTACCTGCGACGTATACCGGCCGATCGTTGAGGATTTCCGGGAATTCATCAAATCGAAGCCCATCGAACGCATAACGCTGAAAGACCTGCAGGATTATCAGGATCAATTCGCGGAGCAGAAACCGGCAACGATCAAGCGGAAATTAGCCACGATTAAATCGGTATTGGCTTTCGCGCACAAAACGGGAATGATCCCTTTTAACGTGGGGGTTGCGCTCCGGACCCCGAAAATCCTGGATAACCTGGCGGAGCGCATCCTGACCGAAGAGCAGATCCAGCGGATGATTAAACTCGAGCCAAACGAGCGGAACCGGGTCCTATTGCGGGTGATGTATATCTCCGGCATCCGGGCTTCGGAAGCCTCCGGCCTGTACTGGCGCGATGTCCAGCCGAGAGGCAAAGCGGGTCAGATCACAGTTCTCGGGAAGGGACAAAAGACCCGTGCCATCCTGCTGAGCAAACCCGTCTGGGATGCACTGCAGAAATTCCGGAAGGACGCCGGCCCGAACGATCCGGTGTTTCAGATCGGGAGTGGCGAAGCGATGTCCCGGTTTCACGTCTCGGTCATGGTGACGACGGCGGCGCGAAGAGCCGGGATTCCGGAGAGGGTATCGGCTCACACCCTAAGGCACGGTCACGCTACGCACGCTATGGATCACGGTGCGCCGTTAGCCCTCATTCAGAAGACTCTGGGTCACGCAGACCTGTCAGTGACCTCACGGTATATCCACGTCAGACCGGACCAATCGTCCTCTGATTATCTCAATGGTTGAGATACTTTTTACAAAACCGGAGTTTTGTACGCCCGTAACTCATACATAAATAAAGGGAAACCGTCCCGAATGCATAATAAGCAAAGTTTTGTAACTGGGGTACTCACCCCGGAAGGCCCCCAGGGGGGGCGGCTCGTCCGAGTGTAGGCGAGTCCCTAAAAAAGGAGCAGTTTGGCAAGCAGGCTTACAGCTGCTAGACGTAAGCTATTTCTCCAAGCGTACGTTGCATGCGGCACCATCATCGGGGCAGCTAGGGCTTCTGGCGTCTCCGACACACTCCATTTCGACTGGATGAAGGACCCGGAGTACGCCGCGGCCTTCGCAGAAGCAGAGAAACAGGCGATCGCCCACCTCGAGACGGAGCTTTTCAATCGCGTCTACGAGGGAACGGAAGAGCCAGTCATCTACCAGGGCGAGCTCTGCTACCAGAAGGACGCCAAGGGTAAGCTGACCAACAAGCCCCTGACGATCCGGCGTAAGTCCGACACGCTGCTAATCTTTGCGTTGAAGGGAAAGAAACCGGACGTCTACCGCGATAACTTCAAAGGGGAAATCACCCATACCGGCGTCATGGCCGTCAGCCAGGGCCCGGATTTATCAAAACTCTCCGATGACCAGTGGAGCCACGTTAAAGCCATCCTCGGCCCAGCCCTGGACGGACCAGCGATGGAGGGAATACGTGAAGACCCTGACCCCGGAAGCGATAGCGGCGGAGGACCGGAGGAGAGCGAGAAATAAAATAGCCCGCTTTTTTCCAGGGGAAGGAAGCTACCGGCGGGAGCTATACCCAAAGCACCTGGCGTTCTTCGCGGCTGGGCTGAAGTACAAAGAACGTCTGTTTATGGCGGCCAACCGCGTGGGAAAAAGTGAATCCGGAGCCTTCGAGGTGACATGTCACCTGACCGGAGTCTATCCCGATTGGTGGGAGGGACGGCGTTTCAGCGACCCGGTTGAGGTCTGGGCCTGCGGCACAACGACGGAAACCACTAGAGATATCGTTCAGGCCAAGCTATTCGGCCCCATCAACGCTCTCGGAACCGGGATGATTCCGGGGGATGCGATCCCCACCAAACCGCGCTCAAGGGCCGGCGTGGCCGATTCGCTTGAGAGCGCGTGGATCAAGCACGCCTCCGGCGGATTCAGCCAGTTGGCACTGAAGACCTACGCTCAGGGAAGACCGTCCTTTGAGGGAACCGCCAAACATGTGATTTGGTGCGATGAAGAGCCACCTCTGGACTGCTATACCGAAATGCTGTATCGCACGGTAACGACGCGGGGGATCATCCTGACCACGTTCACCCCGCTGCTGGGCAGGTCCGACGTTGTGAAGAGTTTCCTAGACCCCGAGAACCCTGACGCAGAACTCTATAAGTGGTACATCCAGGCGGGTTGGGACGACGTGCCGCACATCCCGGAATCGGAACAGCAAGCCATCATTGCCACCACGCCCCCGTACCAGCTCGACGCCCGGACGAAGGGCACCCCATCGCTTGGCGCCGGGAGCATCTACCCGCTCCCTGAAAGCGAGATAAGCTGCGATCCATTCCCGATCCCCGATTCCTGGCCGCGTGCTTATGCTTTGGATTGCGGCTGGAATCGAACGGCTGCCATCTGGGGGGCCAAAGATCCCGGCTCCGATGTCATCTACCTGTACAGCGAGCACTATCAGGGACAAGGCGAACCCGCATCGCACGCGCAAGCCATTCGGGGCCGCGGCGCGTGGATTCCCGGCGTCATCGACCCGGCGTGTCTCGGCAGTTCCCAGATTGACGGACGTACGCTCATGGATATGTACCGAAACCTGGGCCTGGTTCTCGAGCCCGCGGTGAACGCGGTCGAGGCGGGGATCACGGAGGTCTGGCAGCTCCTGATAGCGGGCCGTCTGAAGGTTATGTCGAACTGCCAGAACTGGTTTAAGGAATACAGGCAGTATCACCGTGATGACAAGGGCAACGGCAAGATCGTCAAGAAGGACGACCATCTCCAAGATGCGACTCGCTATCTGATCGTCAGCGGCCGGGAATACATGAGGACCCAGCCGGCCCCCCAGAAGGAGAAGCCAACCTCGGCCTGGGCGTCGGCGAGCAGTTTCAGTACCGGCTGGATGGGTTAACCAGGCTGATGATCGAGCGGTTCCTGCCGGGTGGGATACAGGCGCCGGCGGATTAGCAACATGCAATCGTCTGGTAGTTCCAAGGCTTGATGCAAGGCTCGTTCGAATACCTCAGCGAGATCAGGTCTGCCACATGCGTCCGCGGCCCTCATGTAGGCGCAGGCGGCACGTGCTGCGGGAACGGCGACATGACCGGTTTCGTAATTGCGAAGCGCAGCCATGCTTAAGCCGAGAGACGTAGCCATCCCCTGCTGGCTGAGTTTCAGGTGGGCGCGTAATTCCCGTGAGGCTAGTTGCATTGTCACGGGTTACAGTGTACTGCGTAGTGCTGTAAACAACCGCGTGCCTAAAGGCAGCGGCTTTTAGCTGATATGCAGATTACTCCACACATCGCTAAGGCGGGCGTTATTGCCCTCGGCGGGTTTACAGGCCGCCCTACCAAGGCTAACCCTGGCAGCGAAAGCTTAAAAGAAATGCGGTACAACGAGCCCAACCGTTTACCCGTTTCCGGGTGCCTTCAGCTCACTTCCAAGTATCGGACAGACGAAGGGACGAGACAAGACACAGCAGTACCAGTACGGCGAGGCGCTTCCTCCGCATGGCTCAAGCCAACGGTTTCCGCGCCACAATCTCTATGACCGGGTGGAGGGGATAATCGCTGTTTCACAAACGGTACACTAAACGCCTAGTTGCTGATGTTGCAAACAAAGCCATCTTCGAGCCCGGAAATCCTGTTTCAGAATCGATCCTTTTGTGACGTGAAGCAACCCAGATTTCGAAGCCGCCAACTCCTTCCAAACATAGGGTTTAAGATTGTCAACTGCCAGAAAGGGGCTAACCTTTCGAATATCGTGTCAAGGACCGGATTTTGAGCATCCTATACATCTTGCGCATCCCGCGTGCCCATCCCGCAGTGAACGCCAGGATGGCGCAACGCCTGGATCGAAAGAGCCTCCTCCAGCTGTTGAGGTATCGTCTACGAAAGAAGAAACACCGTCGCGTCTGAACGTAAGATAAGGTTCGATGAGACATCCCGAAATAGGGCGCACGTTGACCGTGAAGGAATTGAAGCCTAAGCAGATTGTTTGGGTGCATAAGGCGGGTAGACCGATTGCCACGATGTGGGTGACCGAAGTGAAGCCCGAATGGGTCACGTTCTATTCGGGTGTTACCTGTATGGTGTTTGTTGCGCGTCGTTGTGGTGATTCTGTCACCGATGATGACGGCACGTCGTTTGCGCTGTACGAGTATCTCGGGAAAGATTGATAAGGTACGTTATCTTCCGTTTCTCAATTACTCTGCCCTACAAAGCACATGGAAAAAGTCGTCAAGCAGCTCCGCATCACGACTGCGGGCGTATTGGGCCGTCCGGACCATACGGACGTCCGGCTTACCTACGGACGGTCCGGCGATCTAGGCGTGGTCCGGCTGCACGCGGACGACTTCTCGGACTTTATCGAGGCACTCAGGAACGGCTTCCCGATTGTGATCGTGCAGACGCCAGTGCGGAAGGTAGAGGAGGATGACTGATATGGACGTAATCCAGCTTTTGATAATCCTCATAATCGTTGGGGTACTCCTGTGGTACCTCAACAATTTCGTCCCTATGGCTGCTCCGGTTAAGACCCTGATCAACATTGTGGTGGTGGTGATCCTGCTGCTCTGGGTACTCCGGTTATTCGGGTTCGGCAGCTACGTGCTCGGAGTGCCGCCGCATCCTCGATAATCGTGGGATGGATGCTGAGTTTCCATGTCCGCACTGCGGCAAGCCGGTAAAGTTCACGCTCACCGACGGAACCGCTGACGCGCCGCCAAGCCGTGACCCGCGCGACATGAGGGTTGAGGATCTTCCTATAAAGCGCCGGCAAGCCCTGATATTACGCAGTTTGAAACGTAAGGGGATAAAGACCGCAGGTGAGCTTAGCGAATGTACCGTGGGTAAACAACCGCGTGCCTAAAGGCAGCGGCTTTTAGCTGATATGCAGATTACTCCACACATCGCTAAGGCGGGCGTTATCGCCCTCGGCGGGTTTACAGGCCGCCCTACCAAGGCTAACCCTGGCAGCGAAAGCTTAAAAGAAATGCGGTACAACGAGCCCAACCGTTTACCCGTTTCCGGGTGCCTT